GGTGCTTTACATGGGGCTGTTGCAAAGGCAGTCCCCGTAGTCCCAAATTTCACTCAGGGATCAATGACCAGCCACACAGAAACAACCAGTAAGGTAACTGAGACCATAAACAGTATGGACTACAACACGGGATATCAATATTCCGTTACTGGGTCAGGAGTTACCGCTTCAGGTAACCTAAATCCTGGTACAGGATCAAACAATGTAACTATTGATGGAGTGACTTCTTCATGGACAACGCCGACAAACAAACCGGCCTTTACTCAGACAATACCTGGCGCAGCGTTTCAGTTCACAGAAACACTAAGCGGACCAGGATTGACTCAGCAGACCATCATTCAAAGAGTGACAGACGTTACAAGCGTCAGCGATACAACAAGTATTTTTACTCAGTAATAGCACTTGCAGCGACAATATCTACCCCCTGTCAGGTTTTTGCTGAAACTATTGGCGGTGTATCCGCTACTGCTAGCCCTATTGCTAATAGTTCTGGCTCTGTCACAAACCAAGCTATCCAAGTTTTACAAGGACCATACATTACCAACACCTACGGTAACGGTATCCAATGTCAAGGACCAACGTTAAACTTCACACCCTATGTGACAGGCACAGCATCAACATCTAAACCATATGAGCCATACTATCAGGATCCTGTGTATGACATGCGAGACATAAATGAAGATGGTGTATTAGACAATCCTGGTAACATTCTCTACCATGTCCCTACTAGGACTGGACAGAAAGATAACTATAGTGTTGGTGTGGGGTTCTCTGCTACATGGTCTAAACCATTAGATAAGACACTACAGGACCAATGTAAACAAGCAGCTGCTGCTAACATCCAAATGATGCAGCAACTAACTGCTAATAAGCGTCTCGACTTTGAGATCGCTAGACTAAAAAATTGTGGAAATTTATTGAAGGAAGGTATTCGCTTTGCACCTGGTACAAAGTATGCTTCTATCTGTGCAGATGTGCAGGTTGCTAATGTAAATATATTAAAGAATCACACTCACACTATTCCCGCCCCTTCAAAATCCGAATTGCCTTATTCCTCTGACGCTGCTGACCTTGGCGCTCCTTTGAAGACTCAACCGGAGGAGTCTTCCCACGAATCGCAGCAATCTTCTTCATTACCTTCTTCACAGTCGGCTTCACCGCTTTCAAAATTAGATCAGCAAGCGGTTTTGAAAGCAGTGCAGCAGTCGTTGCAACGACAGCAATCGATGCAGTCGCCGTAACAGCACCAGCACTAGGGAGATTACCTACAACCTGATCAGGAATGGATAGTTTATCTGTTACCTGAATACATTCCTTACCAACCAGTTGATACCCAGTGACCTTCTTGTCACCCTTGATGTGTCCAACTGGTTCTTTTAATGCTTGCGCTTGTGTAGGACAGTCTACCTTTGCAGTCGCTGCACCAGTGCCTTCAGGGATCTCTGGTGTGTCATGATCTGGTTCCTCTTTAGGAGATATAGGTGGGACTGGAGTGTCATACTCAAAGTCCATCTTATTAGTATCGTAGTCAAGAGGATTGAAGTTTGGCATACCAGCATCGCAGTATGTTACCACTCCATTCTCATCATCTACACCGACAGTATTAGAATTATTATTTGATTCGTGTGCCTCTACACATCCAGGCACATCTACAATAGGTACACCTACCTGCTCCGTGATAGGGACGCTAGGTGGGATTGCCGTTGGAGGATTTACAATCCAATCACGAACTTCAGGAATACGAAGATTCCCGATGTTTATATCATTTAATTGGATATCCCTGATTTCCATTAGCAATCATTAAATACTGTCCCAACTTGAGACCCTAGCTCAGACCCTGCTTTCTGTCCTAGAAGCAGTGCCCAACCACCTGCTAACCATCCAACATAGGGGATGCTAGAAACAGCAGGGACGATGATGCCAGCACTAATTGCTGTGCCTGCCATTGCACCTTGAGACCGTGCGCCAGCGTCCGCCGCTATGCACTCGGCGCTTACACCCCCGATCTTTCCCGATTCACCTATTTCACCTCCCATATTTCTAGTGCCTTCCATAGTGAATTGATCACTACGATGCTCTGATCTAACTTCATTTCTGTTACCACCAAAGAAACCACTACTAGATTTGTCTAAATCTAATGATCTTTGTGACTCAAGAATAGCAGGATCATTTGCCTTGTATTCAATAGTGTATCCATCCTTACCTGCCTCAATTTTATATGAAGAGTATGGAGTGCCTCGTGGAATATTAATGGTAGGGACCTGAGTTACCTTAGGTTGCTCCGGCCTATGGATTACATAACCAAGTAAACCTATATGAGCAAATGCAAAGATCCCACCTAATGTCAGTGCAATCGCTTTGACTGGTGACTTGCTCGGCGCTTGCTCGGTAGCATATTTTTGTACTAACTCTTCTGGATTTGTCACGGGAAGTCAATCACAGGACCAGATGTGGATGGTAAGGAAGGAATAGCACCACCAGTAGCACTAGGAAGTTCTGGCATTGCAGAATCCACCATCCCAGGAAGAGCACCTGAAATTGCTTCACCAGCAGCTGCTGCTACTTGTCCTTTCACATTCTCAATAATAGAATCTCTATTAAGATATACTGCCGTGCCACCGCCAACAATACCTGCAGTTCCTACAAATGATATAACTGCTAATACATTAATTACTTTTTGCATTTTATTCTCCTTTACATTTTAAAGTTTTCTTGATCACTAGTAGTAGTAATCTTAATTGGTCCTTGTTCAATACGAAGAGTCTGAACAGGTGCAGTTTGTGATGCTGCCTCTATCAATCTCTCCATATCTGCCTTGGTTATGTTACTACCACCTCCATTTCCACTACCTTCACCAGACTTTTTAGCTGCTTGGACGCCGAAAGTTGCGAGAACCCCGGTAAAAACACTAGCTATAAATGTCGGATCTAGTTTTTGCTCTGGTATACCCAAAGCAGGAGGTAACTTGATATAGGCAAGAGTGAGAATCCCACCAGACCAGACAAGAATCCCCAGACGCACAAATGTTGATAAAATAGCGAGTTGTTCTTCTTTGTCATCTAAACCTGCCTTCAACTTACCTAACACACCAACCTTTTTAGGTTCTTCTTTCTTTACTTCTTCTGGCATTAATGATCAGCAAGGCTCTTTTATTTATCTAAAAAGTATTGTTTTTCATTATTCTTTAATATATCCCTTCTCAACAAGAAATTCTCTAGTCATTGGCGTGGGAGGGTACATTTCCCACATATTACCACCAGCACAAGCAGCAAGGGCATCCATAGTCATGTTTTCAGTACGACCTGCCCAACTTGCTTCTGCTTCCCATGGCACAGCAGACTTAGGATAGGTGCGTTCTGCCATCACTCTCCAGATCACAGGGACTTCATCCTCTGGTTTGATAATAGCAATCATACTATTCTTAATGGTGCCTGCCATACAATCCTGTGCTGCATGCCATCCTTCATGGCGCATCACCATCATCAGTGTAGCAGGACTATCCATAAAATTTCTGTTTAGAAAGAAGTTATTAGATACAGTATGGTATACACCACGATGTATAGGTGGGAAATACTTTTCGTCTGCTAGAAACACCTTAACTCCGACTGCATTAAGGGAAACAAGCATGTTGTTGAATTCGTTAGCAACAAAAGTATAAGACTCAGGATTGGGATACTGACTAGAAACATCCAAAAGACTAACGACTTCTTTGACTCCATCTGTACATTCCCCGAGTAACATACATCCCATGGAATCCATAGAGTTGTATCCTTTGATATGACCTTTAGTATGGTCTGCCATAGCAGGAGCTCCTGCTCCAAGCAAAGCACCAGCAATAATCACATTCATTAAATTCTTTTTCATTAAGTATCTCCAAGTTTTTGGATAAAGTATTCAGCGTCAACTACCACCAAAGGTTTCTCACCATTCTTTTTGATAACAACTATCGGCTCATAGTCTCCACAATTTGCAGCAGATTGCTCGTAGGCATCCCAGATATTTAGTTTCTCTACATTTTTACATTCTATACTATAAGGAAACTTTTGTCTAGCTGCTCTTGCCATAATGAGGTCTTCACCGCCAGCACCCATAGACCGAGATTCAATATCTTCTGGATGGACATTCAGTTTTTCAATCAACTGGTCTCTCACCCACTGCTGCAATCTTCTTCCTTTTGCTTTCGCAGATTGCGGTCTCATAAAAAAATACCCCCATCACTGGAGGTATTTAGTATAAGTCAATCCCACGGGTCTGGTATTTCCATTTTATTGCTTGGAGAATAAAAGCTTGTGCCAGACTGCTTGGACCTAGTTTCAGGAGTTGCCAGTGACTCTCTGGTAGGTCTGGGTCTGCCAGTGCTCTTCTTTTCCATTTGGGTATCATAGTTTAAAACCAGCGAAAGTATCTTTCTTAACATCTTGTTTAATACCACCAATTACATATGATTCCACCTCCGTCTCCTGAGGGGCGACCTGTAGACCCTTAGAGGACAGCCAGTGCTGCGTCCAAGGTAAAGGATTATTAGACATGGGAGTATCAAAAACTGGTTTAATACCAATTGCTCTCATGCGACGGTTAGCAATATACTCAACATAAGAGCTTAGTAGTTTCTCATTAAGACCAATGATGCTACCATCCTTGAAGAGATACTCTGCCCATTTCTTTTCCTCATCAACAGTGCGTTTGAATTGCTCTATCGTCCATTGTTTTTCTTCTTTCCCAATCTCAACGATGTCTGGATCGTCTCCATCACGCCATTTGTTGATGATGTTTTGAGTAAGGACAAGATGCTGGCTTTCGTCTCTGGCGATGAGAGAGATAATTTTAGCGGATCCTTCCATAATTTTGAGCTCGCCAAACGCAAACGAGCAAGCGAACGAAACATAAAATCTGATTCCTTCCAGGATGTTAACATTAACGACTGCCTTGTAGAGTTTCCTTTTGAGTTCCTTAATTTCCCACTTTGCTGTTGGAGAGTCTTTCCACCCATCCTTCCACATATTACCAGTGCCGTATAGTTGGGCAAGGTTGATGAATTCATCATATGCTTGAGTAACGCTCTTTGCTCTCTCCATAATATTAACGTCATCTAGGATAGTGTCAAACACTTCACTAGGGTCAGAGTAAATATTCTTAATAATATAAGTATAGGAGCGAGAGTGAACCATCTCCATCATCCCCCATACAGTCATAGCCCCCTCAAGCTCGGGTAGGCTAACGTAAGGGATAAAAGCTATCCCAGGACCACGCCCTTGTACAGAATCCAACATGATTTGATATTTAAGATTCGATGTGTAGATATGCTTCTGCTCTGGGCGTAGTTGTGCATAATCTGCTCTGTCCTTTTGAAGGGAAACTTCTTCAGGTCTCCAAAAATATCCAAGTTGCTGTTGAGTTAATCTCTCAAAGACAGGATACTTGTATGAATCGTAACGTTGGATGCCTAGAGGGGCACCGAAAAACATTGGTTGGTTTATTGTATCTACATGATTCGGATTGAATACCGTCATGCCATCAACTTTCGGTCTGTTGTCTTCTGAGTTTAACTTAAATCTTGCAACTGTCACAATCGTCCTCCTCGGGTGCTGTCTCTAAGATTGAGTTTAATAAATTTTCTACTGATTTTTTCTTATCTGTTTCGTCCTCCTCTCCATCTTTTTTGGCATCATATGTATTCTGATAATACGATGTCTTCCATCCATACTTATAAGTATTCAGGAAGTCTTGTGCCATAACAGAAACTGGGACTTCATTGTTTGGATAGTTTTCTGGATTATAACTCCAGTTGCCACTGATTGCTTGGTCAAAGAATTTTTGCATTACAGCAACAATATTAATATAACCATTATTAGACTCCATGTCCCAAAGTAACGTATATACGTTTTTAAGAGATGCATATTGAGGGACAATCTGCTTAAGGACTCCCTTTTTAGATTTCTTAATGGACAGGAATGCGCGAGGTGGCTCGATTCCATTGGTTGCATTTGACACAACGGAACTAGATTCCGATGGCATTTGTGCGGACAATGTTGAGTTCCGTAATCCGTGCTCGGTGATAGATGTCCTAAGAGATTCCCAATCATACTTCAACTCGTTTGCTACGATGTCATCTACGTCCCTCTTGTATGTATCAATTGGGAGAATTCCATCAGCATACTTTGTACGATTAAAGTAACCACAAGCACCTTTCTCTTTCGCCAAGTCATTAGATGACTTGAGCAAGTAGTATTGGAATGCTTCAGTAAGGTCATGGACAATCTGGGCCGCTGCTTTATCTGAATAATTCAGACCATTCTTGGCAAGGAAATGAGCAAGCCCAATATACCCTACTCCAAGACTGCGACGATTCTTAGTAGATACCTCTGCTGCTGTTACAGGGTAGTGCTGATAATCAATCAACTCATCGAGTGATCTCACCGAGAGGTCACACAACTCTTCCATTTCATCAAAGTTTTTAATCTTACCTACATTAACAGCAGACAAGATGCATAGAGCAATCTCACCCTCAGGGTCATCAATATGCTGAAGGGGATTAGTCGGTAGAGTAATCTCCTGACATAGATTAGACATAGTAACCTTGTCCTTGAATGAGGAGTGCTCATTGCAATGGTCAATATTCATTATGTAAAGACGACCAGTCTCTGCTCTCTCCTTCAAAAGGTCGAGGATGAGTTCCTGAGCATTAATTGTGGTCTTAGGGATGGACGGGGATTGCTCGTATTGTCTGTAAATATCATCAAAGCTATCAGTCCCAAAAGCATCATATAAACCAGGCACATCGTGAGGGCTGAAAAGGGTGATATCTTCATTCTTAATAAACCTCTCGTAAAACAGTTTACTGGTTTGAATCGAATAGTCAAGTTTCCTTACACGGTTGTCTTCGGTTCCTTTGTTGTTTTTGAGGACGATGATGTCCCTGATTTCTTTGTGCCAGATGGGGAAGTGGACTGTTGCGGATCCCCCACGAATCCCATTTTGCGTGCAACATCGTACAGTTGATTCAAATTTTTTAAGGAAAGGAACAACACCCGTGTGTGCAACTTCTCCACCTCTGATTTTGCTGTTGATGCCACGGATTCTGCCTGCGTTGATACCAATACCAGCCCTCTGTGCGACATAACGACCAATGGCCATATCAGAACTAAAAATACTATCCAAGGTGTCATCAGCATCAACCAAAACGCAAGACGCAAACTGCCGAAGAGCAGTTCTAACTCCTGCCAAGATTGGCGTTGGGACGTTGATTCGGTGTCGCGAAATTGCGTCGTAATATCGTTTAACATATGAAAGTCTTGTTTCTTTTGGATACTCGGCAAAGATGGTAGCAGATACCAACATATATGCATACTGCGGAGTCTCATATAGAGACCCAGTGCTACGGTCTTGCACCAAATATTTATCCACTACTTGGCGTAACCCAGCATACGTGAATAGATAATCTCTATTGTGGTCAATCCAAGAATTTAATTTGGTCCACTCTTCGTCAGAATATTTAG